AAAGTGACAGTCGTTTCATACCCTAAAAGTTGTCTAGCCTTATCTGAGCTACATAAAGCAACATAAACTTCCTGTGGCCTGCCAGGCATAAAGATAGGGTCAAGGTCAAAGCCAATAATCTCTGCAAGTCGCACAGCCAATTCAAGAATCGAAATAGGGCACTCATCAGGGCCAATATTGATAACCTGCCCTACAGCCTGCTCAGACTCACAAGCAGTCATAACAGGTGCAATAACATCCTGAATAAAACTGAAGCAACGCAACTGAGTGCCATCACCATAAACAACAGGTTGCTTACCCTGCAACATCCTGTTAGTCATAATGCTCGCAACATTTCTAAACGGATCATCAAACTTCTGTCTAGCCCCAACAATGTTATGGGGAACAAGCACAACCAAATCAACATCATGAACCTTAGCCAAATTAGTCAACAACTTTTCTGCAGCTAACTTAGCGATACCGTAAGGGTCTTGCGGTTTAGGCTCAAGACTCTCATCAAAGAAATCACCATGATTATTGCCATAACGAGCCATAGAAGACATGTAAACAAACTTTGGTACTTTAGCCCGAATACTCGCTGTCATGGCGTTCACGCTTATCTGAACAGTGTTTCTGACCACAAGAGCAGGGCTGAACACACTCAAACCTTCATAAGCTGTACAAGCAGAATGAATAACCAAATCTGCACCAACAAACACAGGTGAAATGGCTTCTAAATCATCCAAATCAACGTTATGGAACTCGACACCTGCAGGCACATTATCCAACGACCCACCAAGCAAGTTATCTATGCCACGAACCTGCCAGCCCTTAGCCAAATAAGCGTCAGCAATATGTGAACCCAGAAACCCTGCCACACCTGTAACAACAACTAATCCCAAGAGTTTGCTCTCCTAATCTGCAACTGCCAACGACCTTCATCAAGGATGTGAGCATCAACCTTCTGATTGAAATACTTTTGATTATTTCTAAAAGTTGTTTCGTTACGCAGACTCAACTTTGCATCACTATTGATCGTTGAACTATTGTCATGCCCCAGCTGTAACGGTAAACGGTCAACACGCAAACCAGCATTAGCAATTCTTCGCTCATAATCGTTATCTTCAAAATAGATAGGGTGCAACGCTTCATCAAACAAACCCACAGAGTTGACTATTTCTTCGCCTACAGCAAAAGTCTGGTAGTAAGGGAACTTGCTACACAAAGTCAAAGCATCACTTTTAGCAGTCTGCAACAAGTTCAAATCCCCTGGTCTAAACCAGCAGTCAGCAGAACTAATAAACCAGCGTGACTCAAAAGGCAACATCTTGATACCTAGATTCCATGAACTTGCAACACCAAGATTAGAAGGCAACTCCAACCAATGAACATCAACTAAAGGATTGTCATACTCAAAGTCCTGCTCAACACCAGAGTTATTGATCACATAGACAGTTGCTTCAACATCAATGCTCTCAATCATGCGTTTCAACAAATCAAACCTGTTCAAAACAGGAACAATCAACTTCACTTTGCAGATAGCTTCTTTATCAACGGCCGCCAAGACTCTTTATAAACCTTGTCTGCATCGTACTGTTTAGCAAAAGCAATAGTATCTGGGAACTCTCCCCTGCCACGCTGATACGCCTGCTCCAAAGCATCCACAATGCCAGACACCAAAGGAATGTTAAACCAAGTGTGTTGCCCTGCATCCCAGAACGGTTGCCCATTCACCAAGAACGAATCAGGCGAAGCAAGTTCAGCACTAGCTGCAAAGTTAGAAGTAATAATAGGCACACCACAAGCCTGAGCTTCAATCTGTGGAATCCCAAAGCCTTCACCATAGTTACAGAACAAACCCACATCCCAAGCCGAATAGATCGCAGCCAAAGTTTCCTGCGATATTCCGTACTGATAGGCAATATTGTCTACAAAGATAACTTTCTCAGGGGGAACACCACAAGCCTGCAAAATGTTAGGCAACACAAAACCAGACTGCTTCCCATACGGTTCAGTATGCAAATACAAAATAACGTCATCATGCTTAGCAGCGAAAATAGCGAAAGCCAACAAGTTTTCAGACACAGCTTTACGGTGAATAAAGCCACCAGCCTTATTAGCAAAGTTCATGCCCACAACAAAGCGATCCTTACCACCAACAAACTCTCTACCTGACTGACCTTCAGGCAAGAACTCAGTAGGTTTGAAAAGATTAGTGTCAATCGCATGTGGGATGTATTCAGACTCTAAGCCTGCCTTTTCAATCATCGCCTTACCAAACTTGCTCATAGCAATAGGCGTAACATTAGGTTTCTTCAACCAAGCCAAAACCTTTTCAGGTGCAGGCTGGTGATCTATCGGAACCCATGAAGCAATCGGGATGTTATCTAATGCAGGGTTATCTAAAACCCAAACGTCATAGAGCGTAATCAAGAACGCTGACTGGAGATTAGCGTTTTCAGCCTTCCAGTGAGCATGATTTATAGGCAACACATCAGTAGAGTATTGGTTCATTCCCCTGGAGTAATGTGGGATAAGCCCTGAGCCTGTTTCAATCAAACTGTTGACACCTTCACCACCATAGTTAGACATCATGGCAACCTTATGCCCATCCTTTACAAGCCTAGAAATAACTTGCTTAGACTGCGTACCATAGCCAGTAGGTTGATTGAGAGAGTTGCTGTACCAAGAAATAACAGATTTAGTCATGGCCTAAGCATAATAGAAAACACCCCCAAGACAGCCCTACGCAGCCGAATTGGGGGTGAAATCTAAGAAGGTAAAGAAGCCTTAGCTTGCTCCACCCTTGAACTTCTTGATGTTTGCAGTCTGCACTAGAGCAGAGTCCAAACGCCAAGTTGCTCTCCATGTAGCAAGGTCGTTACCGAAAGCAAAGTCATCGCTTCTGTCAACCTGTAGTCCACCAGCGTTTCTGATGTAGATGCTCTTTAGGTCACCAACAGCAAGAGAGTTCACAGCAGTACCAGGGTTCGGCATAGCAGGAGTCTCAATAACAGGAACACCAAGAACTAGATCTCTACGATCCTTTGAATCGCCAACCTGGAACACGTAGTTACCTGCAGTGTCCTTTAGCTTACGCAGAGCTGCAATAGAAGTGCTGTTTGCAAGCATAGCGAAAGTAGGGCGGTTGCGAAGTGAACCATCAAGGCTGTAAATCAAGTCAATGACGTTGTCAGCACTAAACGCACCAGCAACACCAGTTGAACCTGTAACACCAGTACCTGCAACAGGAAGGAAACCTGTAGGCTCTACTGTTCCAGTACCGTTTACAATCTCATCAGCAATCTTGAAGCCCAGAGCGTTACCGAACTGTTCAGCCAAGAAACCAATGATGTCAACACCTGAGTCAAGGATAAGTTCACGAGATAGCTGTGCTAGTGCTGAGAACTTGTATGCTCCAAGAGTTGTGAAAGCGTTGAATGAAGGCTCTGAAGTTCCGATTGAAACTCCCTGACCAACGATAGTTGCTGTTGAGAAAGTTGCCTGAGATGGAATCTGTAGGTTCTCTCCACCAGCAGTGTTGATTACAGTTGCGTACTCAAGTAGTGGGTTTACTAGACGTGCAACCTTAACAATCTCATTGTAGAAAGATGTAGGCACTGGAGCACCAGTAGAAGAACCAGTAATGGCTCTAAACTCATGTCCACGAACTTCACCAGAAACCATCTTGCGAAGAATCTCTGCATCACCGTTCAGGGCACTTGCACCAGCAAAGTCAACTGATGCTGACTGCATAGCTTCGGCAACTTTAGCTTCACGCTGCTCTAGCTCAATTAGTTCATTTCTCTTGTTGATTTCGGCAGTTAGAGAAGCGTATTTTGCTTCATCTTCGCCAGACCAAACGCCACCACGAGCTTCAACTGAATCAATCAGTTCCTTAGCTTCGTGCCATGCTTTAGCCTTTGCATCAACCTGTTTTGCGATAAAGTCGCTCATGGTTTGTTCCTTTCAAGAACATAAATGTAAGGGATTGTTTTAGGTTCAGAGATAAACTCACATAACCCGATCAGGGGATAAACGCACCTGACAAATAAAGTCTATACAACACGTTTAGACACGCACATAAAAACAACCCCAGCTGTTTGATCTATGCAGGCTTGCATTACAGGGACAGTTCTGGGGTCTTCGTGAACTGATAAGGAATCGCACCCCTGACATCCATACGGAAGCCATCTCACTGCCATCTTCACAATGGTCAGGCAGTTCAGTTCTACAAACAGTTTATCAACATAAAAGAAAACCCCCTGGGACAAATCAGGGGGAAAGAATTAGTTTTCTTTTTTAAAAGCAGGCACAATGAGAGGATGCCTACAAATCAACTATACACGCTGCATCAGCAAATCAAGCTGCTTCTTCTTTAGATCTAGCAAAGCCTGTGGGTTAGTAACTTCAGGGTCTTTCTTCAAAACCTTACCCAAAGTATCTGTCAACAGTTCGCCTTGACGTTCAGTAAGGACTTCACCAGACTCTAAAGCCAACAAAGCATCAGTCAGTTCTTCAGCAGAAACCCCACGAAGTTCAGCCAGTTTCAAAATCTTTTCAGACAGTTCATTCATGCTTCTAACGTTAGCAGTGCCATCCGTTCCAGTGTAGGCAGGGAAAGCAACCCCAACACTAACTTCATGAACGTTGACACGCTTCAACAAACGCTCATTAGCGTTAGCCCACTCATCGCCACCTGCAGGAATCCTGAAACCAAAACTAAACGCTGTAACATCGCCACGCTGAATACTTATGGCAGCATCTTTACCTGCCTGAGTCATAGGCAAATCGGCTTCAACAAGCAAGCCACGCTCATCTTCCATAAGACGTAAAGTACCTGCACGAGTAGAACCCAAAACAACGCTAGTGTCATGATTCCACAACAGTTTTATATCGTTACGTGACTTTAGAGAATCCCTAAACGCACCACGCTGGATAGTTTCAATAAAAGGCAAAGGCTGACTAGGGCTGTTGAATACAGCTGCATAACCCCTAAGAGTCATGCCATCGCCTTCTTGGCGAATCTCTAAATCGTGAAGCATCTCTCTACGCTCAATACCAGCCATCACACGCTCACCACGCTCATGCAACTCAACAACCTTTACAGGGTCAACAAAACGCACTGAATCTTCATCCTGCATACCTGTAGATAGATCCACAGAGTCAACAACATCTTCAACATCAACTTCAAGTTCAACAGGTTCAGTCACAGACTCAACAAGTTCAGATAACTTATCTACAGTCTTAGCCAACTTACCTACAAGCTCTAAAACTTCGCCCTTCAACTCGCCTACCTTGTAAACAAGTTCTTCCTTAGTAACAGGCAAATCCATGTATTCTCTCTTTTCACTCACAACAGTAATTTTATCTTCCAAAACTAAACCTGACCTTTCCTGACTCAGGCCATTCACCCAAGACTGACCTGCATCGCCACCCCAAGCATCCCAAGCCACACGCCCTGCAGTAGGGTAACCTTCTTCACCACTATTGAAACCTGTAGCACCCTTGACTGAATCTTCTTGCCTGGCAAAGAAACTAATCATCCTATTTACAGTTTCACCTGAGATGTCTTCACCCGAAGCAAGCTGAACAGCCCTAGCCCTACCAACATCAGTAAAGCCATCACCAGCCAAACCTTCAGCAATCCACTCCAAAGC